AAAGCTTCCAAATCCCGACCGAACAAGTGTGCCCCCCGACAGAACGAACCTGCCGAGGGGCCACCCGTCCGCTATGTGCTGGGAGAGGCTAGGTCAGTAGATGCCTTCCCCTGTGATTAGATCCCTGATTTCCAAGTACGCATCATCAAGAAGTTCCTCTATCCTTGTGAACCCCGCATTCTCGAGCTTGTGCATGTGGGACACAGGTGTGTGAGATGCCGTGTCACCCATCGAGTACCAACAAGCATATGTGGTCTCGTCCACCTTTCGCTTGACCATGCCCAGCTCCCAACGGTTCCCGTTGGTATATACGAAGAGCTCTCCATCTTTAAACTCTTTCATCTCTCAATCCCTCCCGACACTTGTTCACGATGATCTGCAGCCTGTCCGAAACCACCCGATGCGAACTACCTAAGAACATATGCCGTAGCTCGAGCGCCTGGTCGAGAATGTCAGTAAGCAAAGAAACCATCTGGCTACCATCGACCGTGTACCGCGCAACCTTCACGTCCTCGATCTCGAATGCCTTCCGGAAGTCCTCTTCCGCATCATCGAAAAGCCATTCGGCCTGAGCATACATCACATCGGCTGCGGCCTTTCGCGATTCCGTCTCTTCGGCCAGGGCCTTTGCCCGGTACCTGTGAGCCAATGCCATTGCCTCGTACCCCTCGGCCATGAACACCTCGGCACGTGCCGACTTGTCTCTGTCCATCTTCCCTCCATTTCAAATTTTGGCTTGCGCCTTTAACCGCATATTGATTATAATGCAAACGAGCGTATCCAAGGAGGTGAGAATCGATGTATTTTGTGACCGATGTTCTACCGTTTCACGTCCTCTTCTGGATAGTGCTCTGGTACCTGATGAACGTCAACGGCAAGAGGGGAGGTGTACGGCATGGCAGAGAAGTACAACATATTCGGGAAGGGAGGAGGGCAGACAGGCAAGATCATGCGGACCGTGTATTTCACGGTCTGCGAGGGTGACGAGCTGGATGAGCGCAACGCGAAGGCAAAAGACTTCTATGACGTGCTCGTAGGCAAGTACAAGCCCAAGCGCGCTACCCGTCACTTCAACCACGTGATGCCTGGGCATCGCATCCGCATTCACAAGACCACTATCTATGCACAGCTTGTGGGAATGGACTTCTGGGAGTTCTGGCAGTATGCAGAGGCATCCTATGACCCCGTGAAGGTAGATTCCTACGTCTTTGACACCAAGATCGACTAGAGAGGAACACATCATGTCTAACGAACTTGCAACCATCAGCGCCAACCAGACCGGGCTTGCCAACTCCATCGGTGCCGTGCAGACCCCTGCCGAGAAGAAGCGCGTTCTTCGTGCCATCAACGCTGCCGAGTCCCTGAACGATGCTGTCACAACCGGTGAGGTCTTCGAGGTTGTGGACATCTTCCAGACCCCTGGTGTGAGGGCTTCCCGCAACGCGCAGACCCCAGATATGCCGTGCCTGAACACCTACTTTCTTCTGAAGGATGGGCGCACCCTCATGAGCCAGTCTGACGGCATCGCCCGAGGTGCGCAGGCCATTCTTTCCATGTTCCCCAACTGCGGCCGCGACGTGGAGGAGGGCTATCTTGCCCTTGCCGTCACCGAGCGCAAGCTCTCCAACGGCAACACGATCAAGAACGTCGTTCCCGTTGACTAGCCGCTGACACGGCCTGACAGCTTCCCATGCAAAAGGGCGCTACCATAGGTAGCGCCCTTCCACTAGACAAGCAAAGGATACACCATGGCTGACCTTATCACCATCCCTGCCCCCATCTATCGTGCATTCAAGTCGCTTCCGCTTGCCAAGGGCAAGGCCGAACCCGGTGCGAGAATATCCGAGTTCGTGAGGGTGGGCGTCACGGCCTATGCGTACACGCTAACATGGTCGGACTTGCGTGTTCTCATACACGCCGCATGGCCCAAGCCGAAGGAGCTAGGAAACACGTTCGAGGGTTGGCATTTGTACCTTAGCAAAGAAGAGTTCGCAGCGCTTCCCTATGATTCGCGCAAAGGCTCGGAGCTTGTCATTTTCGACACTCCGAGTGATCCGTTCTATCGTGACATATTGGCACCGATGAATGTTAATACGTTTATGGATATGGGGGAACGCGACAAGCCTACGCCTGATCGCGTGAAGGCTGTCAATCCTTGCATAGCACTTCCCGTCGTGAAGGCTCTGGCCGCGATGTGCAAGTCAGGCGACATGAACGGCAAGGCAGCGCCAGTGAAATGGGACTTTGGCAAGACTCCATTGTCACCCCTACGATTTGACGTCCATCTGTATCATTGCGAGGCCGATGTTTCCGGCCTCATCATGCCCGTAAGGATGTAACGACATGTCACGCAAGCGCAGACCATCGGATGACGTCTACAACGCGCGACGGCGAGTGCGCAGGCTTGCCGCACGCCTCGAGCGCGAGGGCAAGACAGATCTGGCCGCATCGTACCGTGTCGCTGCCGCAACAGGCAGCGGCACCACCACGCAGGAGCTTGACCGCATCTATGCGGCAGGCGCGACGGCCCAGGCAAACACAACAGGTGCGCAACAGCGTGCACCTCGCGCGAAGCGACCGTCTGACGAGGTATACAACGCGAGAAGGCGCCTCAAGAGGCAGGCCGAACGGCTGGAACGCGAGGCCGCAAAGCAGCCGGGACGCATCGCCGAGCAGATGCGCTCCATGGCCGAGTCCCTGCGACGGAGCGCTTCCGAGGCGCTGGGGCTCAAGACCAACGAGCAGCGCCAGAAGGCGTTGGAACGCCTGGGAATGATACGCGAGCGCACCTATGGTGCGACCGAGGGCATGAGCAGCGTATACCGTCGAAACCTGATCTTCATGCAGCAGCTCAACGCTGCAGGCACCGAGGGTGCGGACAGCAGCATCACGCAGCGTGAGAAGGACGTGTTCTGGGCCGCTGTCAAGGGGTTGTGGCCCGATGGCTCCCAGGTGCCGAGGAACGAGCGCTACGAGCGCGTCATCAACCACTTCTACTTCACCGAGCACAGCGACGCGCAGCGCTTCGCGCAATGGCTCAGGGACGAGAAGCACACGGACATCCGGGACGTGGCCGGAGACATCAGTTTGGTATTCGAATACATCACGACCAAGCTCAACGACCCTTCCGCCTACGATGCGCCGGAAGTGGACTACGACGAGCTCATGAAGCTGATTCGCACGCTGAAGTGATGCGGACATGGGGAGAAGGGGAAGAACGACCTTCCGTGTCTGGGCGATCTTCGACACGGAGACGACCAACATGCACGCGCAGGATGGGAGCGTGAGCGCCTTCCCCATCCTGTACATCTTCAATGACGTGCACCTGGTCAACATGGACTCATACGAGGTGGACCACAGGCGAGAGCGCGTGACCTTCTACCGTCACGAGGAGGAGGCTTTGACCTACATCGACTCGATGATAGAGGAGGCGCGAACCGTAGGCGTGGTGCCGGTGCTTTGCGTCTACAACGCGATCTTCGACCTGCAGACCATACTTTATCGGCTCCATGATGCCTACGACATGAAGGTGAACGCGCAATCGTCCACGAACATCTACACGCTTGACCTACTGTCAGAGGGCAGGGTGATGCTTCGCATCTGGGATACCTACCACCTGGAGATGCGAGGGCTGAAGGCCATGGGCCGCACCTGTGGCGTGGCAAAGCTCATGGGCGACTGGGACTACGACCTCGTGCGCACGCCTGACACGCCTCTGACAGAGCTCGAGCTCGAGTACGCCAAGCGCGACGTGCAGGTGATCCCCGCATACCTTCGCTACCTCTGCGAGGCTAACGGGTGGCTCACACCTGACATGCTGGGATGCAAGGTTCTCACCAAGACGTCGCTCGTGCGCCAGATGGCACGGCACGAGATAGGGCCCTTGCGGATAGGTGGCACGCGCAAGCCCATGAGGCTCATCGACGCCTTCGTGGGCATGTGCAAGGGCGAGCAGCCGAAAGACTTCGATAGCTATGCCCTTCGGCTTGCGTGCTTCCGTGGAGGATTTACCTTCACGGCCGCGAGCGTGGCGAGCGTGGTCCTCGAGCACGTGTGCTCGATTGACGAGACGAGCGCACACCATGCCTTCCTGAACGGGCGCCGGGTGCCCGTGGGCTTCGGACCACTCGAGGTGCGACACATGCGGATGTGGCTTGAGGACGTGGCAGAGTACACGCTTGCCGATGTGCTATACCGCTATGCCTACCCCTTCCAGCGCTGGTTCCACATGGAGGTGCGCATACGGGGCTTGCGGCTTCGCAGGGGCTCGTGCTTCGAGCGTTGGGGTATCGGGCTTCTTGCGCAAGCCAAGTTCACGCGAAGGGCCGCGCGTTCCGACATAAGGGATGACAACGAGCGGCATCTCGTGAGCGAGGATGACATACGTTCGCGTGGCTTCGGTGACACCTGCGAGGGTGCGACCTTCGCCTTCGGAAAGCTCATGGAGGCAGACACCTGCACCGTGCACGTCACGGAACTTGAATGGTGGTGCATGTGCCAGGTGTACGAGTGGGACGCATGCGAGCCCCTGCGAGGCGAGGGCACCATCAAGAGCGTGTGGCCCCCTGACTACGTGGCGCTTCAGTCGAACGTCCTATTCGAACGCAAGCAGGACGCTAAGGGCATAAATGAGCGCTACCAAGAGGGCGTTCCATATGTGGAAGAGATACCGCCCTCCATACCGGAGAACATCGCCGAGGGCTTGCGCAAAGGCGAGCTATCCAACAACTTCGCTCAATCGTGGTATCAATCGACCATAAAGGGGGCATTCAACGGCATCTATGGCACGCAGGCACAGAACCTGCTGAAACCCGAGTACATGGTGGATGCCGAGTCGGAGCTTGAGGTGAACCAGGACACCAAGGCCACACCGGAGAACTACGACGAGCGGCTAGAGGAGATCAAGATGCCCACCGTGCTGTATACCTACGGCATGCGCATCGTGGGTGGCTCACGGATGCAGCTCATCATCGCGCTGATGCTTCTGTGGGACGCTTTCGGGGAGCGCGTGACATGCTGTGGCGGTGACACCGACTCCATAAAGGTGAGATGTGACACGGATGTGACAGCCGATGACATCATCGACGCGCTGGCACCCTTGCACAAGGCCACGACCGAGGCGATAGCGCTTTCCATGGGGCGCCTTCGTCGCAGCTTCCCAGACATGGCATCGACATTGGATAATGTCGGTTGCTTCGAGATAGAGCGTGCGCGCGGCTCCGCGAGCCCCTTCTACGCGCTGCACATGGAGGCATGGAACAAGGCGCGAATATCGGTGACGCAGGAGGGCGACGCGCACATAACGTGCGCCGGGCTTTCGAGACCGGAAGGATCCTACACGATAGAGCACTGGCTTTCTGACATGGTGGCACGTGGTCATGACATGAGGCTACTTCTGCCGGAGATACTGGGCTACAACGTGACCTACACGAACGCCGTGTGCCATGCGCTAGAGCATCACAAGCCGAGGTTTGCCGACCTGTACGAAGGCACAGTGACGGACTATCTGGGCAACGCTTCGGTTGTGCATACGCACGAGGCCATAGCGCTGTCACCGACAAACAGGAAGATGGGAGACACCCTGAAGAACACGAACCGCGACAACGTCGCATGGCTCAAGAACCGATACGGGCGCGACGTGGACGCATCGGAACGCATCGTGACCGCGACATTGGAGGACGGCACGTGGGTGCCGCACCTCTACAGGCAGACAGAATGGGGAATGGAGGAGGTGTCTATATGATGACTGACATTGATCTTCCGTTGGCGATGCGGATGCAAGCGGACGGATACCTTATGCAGATAAACAGGCTTGAGGCCGAGAACGCCAAGATATCTTTATTAGTAGATGGTCTGAGACATTGCCTAGAAGATCGCAATGCCGAAATATCCGATTTGATACATGGGACCGGAGAAGTCTTTGGATGTCTCACATGTCCTCTGCGTGTTGATGGCGCTTGCCAACTTGATGATGCGCTGAAGGAATATGACGAGAGGACTGGTTCACGATGCGGCTAGCCTACACAGAACAGGGCTTCATAGACTGGCCGCTCATCATGTCCTATGACGCACCCTATACCATCGTCATAGACGCACGCACGCGAGGAAAGACATTCGGCCTACGGCACCAGTGCATCAAGGACTATGTGCGACGTGACAAGAGGTTTGTCGAGCTCGTGCGCGTGGCCGAGTTCTTGAAGGGTGACGGCAAGCTGCAACAGGACTATTTCAGCAAGTACTACACGGAGCTACCCGATGACCGCTTCATCCGCGACTACCTCCTGGAGACGCGCGGAAAGCACGCATACATAGCCAGGAGGCCTGAGGAGGGACATAAGCCGACATGGGACGTGCTCGGATACTTCCTTGCGCTGAACGAGGCAGAGCAGATCAAGCGACGTTCCAACTCATTCAAACCTGTCAAGCGCTACATCTTCGACGAGGGCCTGATAGACAAGACGCTGCCAGGGGCGCGCTACCATGACTACCTACCCGGTGAGATCGGGGCCGTATCGTCCATCATGACGAGCGTGTCCCGCGAGCGGCCGGACACACCCGATGCGGACAGGCCGAGGCTCTACATACTGGGCAATGCCGTGGACCTCACGTGCCCATGGCTTGCCCACTTCGGCATCACCGACGTTCCGCCCTATGGCTTCTCGTGGCACTTCGACAAGAGGTGTCTTCTCTGGTATGGACCACCTGACGAGACGTGGGCCGCACGACAGGATGCGGGTGTGTCGAGCGGTCTCCTCAAGGGCGATATGAGCGGCAACCTCAACACGTTCAAGACGCTCGATGACTCCTATTTCGGCGAGGTTCCGAAGGGTGCCACGTTCAGCTTCGGTTTGGCCTACAAGGGCGCGGAGTATGGCGTGTGGTGCGACATGCGCGAAGGCTACTACTACGTCGAGCCTAGGCTTCCGAAGTCAACGGACGGCAAGCCGGTGTACGCGCTCACGGCCGCTGACGCGCGACCGAACTACATACTGGCGAAGAGGGCGCAGAGGTCGTTGAGGGGATTCGTGGAGCTCTACTATTCGGGCATCGTCCGCTATCGTGACCATGCCACACGCGCCGGGTTCCTTGAAGCGCTGTCCCTCTACGGTATAAGATAGGTTTAGCGAGGTTTCCGGAGCAGGTGGAAGCGTGACAGATGCGGACGACCAGCGCGAGGAGCGCTCCGCACATCACGGGGCGTGGTGGCCCGTCCACGTTGTAAAGGGTCGAATCTTGCGGTATGCTTTGCCCATGTAGGACACGTGTCCTACATGGGCATCTTTCATTCCACGACACAAAGACAAGGAGGGGCACATATGGAAGATGACGAGCGCATCGAAGAGGAGCGCGAAGAGGTCGCGGAGGACAGCACCCCCGAGACGGGCGAGGAGGCCACCGAGCAGCGGACGGATGATTATGACGGCATCGTCCGTCGCATCGACGCGCTGGAGGCCACCATCAAGGCAGGTTTCTCCGCCCTTGACGCAAGGCTGGAGGCTTTGGGGCTTTCGGCCGTCGAGGGCGAGGGCTTCGTGGACACCGACGTGCCGGACGTCGATGACGTGGCCGACGCCGTGTCCGAAAAGGTGGACGAGCTTCTGGGCATCGACGCCCTGGATCTTCTCTAAGGAGTGAATCATGGTTGACAACACCACCATCCTTGCAAATGCCTTCCTTGAGGCATCCACCGACTACCAGCAGCGTGTGCCAGACGTGACGCAGCATGGCATCGCGCAGGTGTCCGAGTTCCTTTTCAAGCCCATGAACAAGAAGTATTTGAATGAGTTCATGAGCATCTTCGTGAACCGCATCGCGGGCGAGGTCGTGCATCAGCGCGAGTTCCTGAACCCGATCAAGCGCAAGCGCGAGGACATCCTCTTCGGCACCACCATCCAGGAGATCGGGCTGGACTTCATCAAGGCACATGCCTTCAAGGACGATTGGGGCCATCGCGTCGATGACATCACCAATCTGCTTAAGGTCTATCGTCCTGACGGCCAGGTGGCCTATCACAGCGTTAACCGCTATGACCAGTACCCCATCTCCATCAACCGCATGGAGCTTCGCGCAGCCTTCACGGGCGAGTACGGGCTGAACCAGCTTGCCAGCGCGATCATGCAGGTGCCCTACAACTCCGCCGAGTATGACGAGTACGGCATCTACAAGCAGCTCATCGCCGAGCACGAGTACCGTCACGGCTTCTACAAGCACCAGTGTGCCTACCCTGTGGACGAGTCCACCGGCAAGACCTTTCTTCGCGCCCTTCGCGCCTATGCGGACAAGATCACCGTGCCGACGCGCCTCTACAACGCCAACGATGCGACCATCCCCGTGTGGGTGAACCGCGACGAGCTGCCTTCGATGGTGCTCTACATCGAGGCCGATGCCAAGGCGTCTTTGGATGTCGATACCCTCTCGTCCGTCTTCCAGCTTGACAAGGCCGAGGTGCAGTATCGCATCCAGTTCATCGACTCCATCCCCATCCCCGGTGCCTTCGCGCTGCTCACCACTGATGACTTCTGGATGTGCGCCGACTACGACGTGTCGAACGACAGCTTCTACAACCCACAGACGAAGACGGAGACGTGGTACTACACGGTCATCGGCATGTATTCCACCTCCCCCTTCGTCCCTGCGATCCTCTTCACGACCGAGGCGGGCACCGTCAATGCCACCATCGAGCAGGCCGTGACCGGGCTCACCATCACCCCTGCCACGGCAAACGTCGTGCCTGGTGGACAGATCGCGCTCGTGACCAACCTAACGGGCACGCTCACCGCCGACCCCGCCACCTTCTTGATGCCGCCCACCCTGGAAGTGGCCCCGGACGCATGTCTCTACGACCTCTCCGCGAGCATCACCATCTCGGACGAGACGAGCGACGTCCAGCTTGACATCGACACCTACGTGGACCGCTTCGGCATCCTCCATGTGGGTACCACCGTTCCTGTGGGTACCGTGATCACCGTCACGGCCACGAGCACCTACGAGCCCGTAGAGGGTGCGCGCGAGACCGCGACCGGCACCTATACCGTCGTGGCCCCTTCGTAGGGCACACCCGATAGCCCCATTCCACTTTGGGCATCGCATCACCCGATGCGATGCCCTTTTCACTAGGAGGTGAAAAAAGTTGTCGAAGCGCTTTCCGCACCTGTCGGACACGAGCTTTCCCGACATCGGCACCGTGCAACCCTACCAGCGAAAGACCGAGTTCGACTATGCGCGCTATGACTACGAGGCGACCATCAAGCTGTGCAACGTCACATGGCCCTACGACTATTCGCATGTGGTCAACTGGAAGTCGGAAGAGCAGCGCGATGCATACTTCGCCAGCGTGGATGGTCGCAGCGTCGAGATGGGTCAAGGCTTCGTGAGGACGCAGCTTGACAGCGTGTCGGTGCCGGTGCCCTATGACGTGGCGCTCACCTACAACTACGTCTATGCGCGTGTGCCGATGCTCACGGATGACGAGGCAATAGACTACGAGGTGCCAGGTGGCATCCGCACGGTATGCGCCTTCGTATCCGATGTGGTGTACCAGGCGCCATCAACCACCCTGCTGGTGCTGGATGTGGACTGGTGGACCACCTACCTACCGCATCTTTCCATCACGTCGATGATGCTCACACGTGGTCACGCGCCCATGTGGGATGTGTCGGCAGACGAGTACCTTGCCAACCCGAGGAGAAAATGCGGGCGGCTGCTGACGCCTGACGTCGACTTCGGCCACGGGGCCGAGATGGTGCGCGCGGGCGAGGTCATGCCGCTGTCGACGGCAGAGCCGATGCTCGTCATGGCGAGCACGATTCCCTATGCGAGCATCGCATCCATCCCCACGGTGAGCACAGGTTCCAGCACGCCACCGACCTACTACGACACGGGGGCTCGGAACGGCGAGCAGGTGGGCGTCAATGGCTTCACATGGTCTCCGGGCGGCAAGAGCTACACGGGCATGAGCTCACCAAGCGACGCGACGCACATCGACAACGAGATGACAACGGGGCTCTGGTACTACGGCATGCCCGGCTCCGACGTGGCATCGGGTGTGCTTGACACGCTCTTCTCATCACTCCCCGTCTTCGCTGCTTCGGTACAGGCCGCATACCTCGTGCCATCTGACCTTGTGACGCTGGGAACGACAATCACCGTCGCGGGCGTCGAGCTGACACGCATCTACAGCAAAGGGGCATTCCAGGACCTCGGAACCTTCGAGATCCTTAAAAGCGCCTTCGGATACCCAGCAAAGTATGCAGATATCGCCAAGCTCTATACCTTCCCCTACTCCCATGTGACCGTCTCGGACGATGCGGGCGCATCAATCGACGTGCGCATCGAGACCACGAACGGCACCATAGAGGCCGCGCAGATGGTGAGCATCGCATGGCCCATGCTTGCGTGGGATGTGGCGCTTACCAATGTGTCATCGACGGGGGGTAGCGCGACATACACGTGGATGCGGCTACAAGGTGACACCTACGAGCGACATGTACCGAATGCGGACGTCGCGGCACACCTCATGAGCTACGACTTCCCGACCTATGCGCTCTATCTCGATGCGAGCACGGAGCAAGGCATGGTCGCGCAGGCAGGCACGGAGCGATCACGACATGATGCCATCGTGGCCTATCAATCGACCATGAGAAGCGCCAACACGGCAGAGCAGAACGCCTACGCATCGAACGCGACCGCGAAGGCCAACGCAGACGCGAGCGCGGACATGACGCTAGCGAATGCCAATGACAGTGCCGACACTTCAAAGGCCAACACGACACGCAGCACTACCAATGCACGGACGAACGCAGATCGCCAGAATAGCTACCGGAGCACGGCAGAGCAGAACAGCAGAACATACACGACCAACACCGCAGCGATCGATATCGACTACATGGCCAATACGGCTGTGACGCGCCTACAAAACAACCAGTTCGCAGCCATGGCAGGCATCACGAACACCATATCAGGTGCCATGGGAAGCGTGTCAGGCGGACTTCTTGCCGGAAACGTCGAGGGCGCCGTGATGGGTGGCGCTTCGGCGCTTGCAGGGGCACTAACGGCTGGCGCAGCCTACACGGTGGCAACAGCTACGGAGGCCACCGTGGTAACTGAAGCTATGAAAGCCGCCGCATCCAAGGCAAGCGAAGCCGCTTCGCTGTCACGCATCAATGCGGAAAACGCGAATGACGAGAACACCGAAATCACAGGGAACAACGCGAAAACGACCGATGACAACGCTACGGCCTCGCAGACCACCGCAAAGGGCAACGCAAGCCGCTCAAACACGACAGCGAAGGACAACGCGACACGCACGCAAGGAACGGGCGATGACAATGCAGGATACACGCGCGACACGGCAGAGGAGAACGCGAAGGCACAGCTCGAGAACACGCAGGCTGACTACCTCGATGATCTGAGACGCTATGACGTGATGCCCCCCAACGCCCACGGTGGCTACTCCGGCACGGGCATCCACGAGCAGATGCGCAATCGTGGCCTGCACTTCCGCATAGTCACGCAGGATGACAGCGCGATAGCACGCGCGGGCGATGCGTTCCTACGCTATGGCTACCGCTACGACGGCATGTGGAGCATGTCCGGATGGTGCCCGAACGGCGCTAGGTATTGCTACTGGCAGTCTTCCGACATCCAGCAGGACATGACCGCACGACCGAATCCCATGGCCGCGCGGGCGATTCGTGCGATACTTGAGCAGGGAATAACCGTGTGGGAAAATCCATCAGCGATAGGGAAGTGGTGACATGGAAGACGAAAAGCCCGTTGAGAAGCCTAGCATGTCCGACCTCATGACACCGGAGGGAATCGAGAGATACGCACGTGAGCATGGATACACTAGGGAAGGTCAAGCAGATGAGCAGACGCAAGCAGAGCAAGCCTAACCGCACGGGCGGATGGTGCGGCGAGGTCTACTGGGGAGGTCTTGACTACAACGCAAGGCTCCTCAGCGCCTATCAGGACCAGATATACCAGCTTGCGCTCACGCGCTACGAGTGGCTAGGGCTTCCGGCCACCGTGGACCCTCTCTACCTCGAGCGTGTGCTTCTCTTCAAGGGATGCGCAACAATTGCGCAACCGAAGAAGGGCAAGGTGCGCGGGCTCTGGTATGCCGCGAAGATGGTAACTAACGGCGAGCTGGGCATCTATGACCGCCCGACGAAATGGATAGCCTACTCACGTGACAAGCTGCGATTCAAGGTGAACCCCTCTAATGGTGTGGTCGTCTATGACAACGTTAACCGAACACCCCTCTTGAACGCCCTGGACCTCTGTGCACGCGAGCTCGTGGACATCCGCAAGACCAAGCAGATGAACCGCTTTCACCAGAAGGTTCCCTATATGCTCGTGGTGCCGCCCGACATGGAGCTGTCTGCAGTGAACATGCTCAACAGCATCATGAGCGGCGAGCCTGCGACGCTCGTCAATCAGACGATAAAGGAGTTCGAGCCCTACCGGCTGGGTATAGACGTGCCTTTTCTGGGCGCAGAGCTCACGGCAGCGGAGCAGAACGTGTGGAACCAGGTGTACACGTTGCTGGGCATCTCTAACATCACCTTCAAGTCGGAGCGCATGATAGAGGACGAGGTACGCTCCATGAGCGAACCAGCATCCATGATGGCCCTGTCCGGGCTCGTGGAGCGCAGGCGAGCAGCCGACTACCTTAATGACCGCTTCGGCCTCGATGTGCGCGTGGTGTGGCGTGCCGACAACGAGAGCGACAACTACAACACGCTCACGAACATTTCGGATGCTTCCAAGCTCATCAGCGGACAGAACAAGGGACTAGGCGAGGTGTTGGGCAATGCTTAACGATATCGAACCTCTGGACTGGGAGGACGTCGAGCAGCCGGGTGAGCCCGAGTACCACGACGTCATGACCATAGAGCTGCAGCAGCTTCTTTCTGACCCCTATATGTACGAGGTCATACAGGCGCGCTGGCAGACCTTCGACGCATACGACGAGGAGCAGCGAACGCGCCTCTGGCAGAAGTTCCGCGCACGCTTCGACTGGCGCGAGATCGGCATACTTCCTATCCGAAAGTGGCTTGACCGTCTCATCGCTCGACTGAACGAGGTCATGCCGAAGTACAAGCCCCTGTATGCCGCTGTGGCTGACGGCATCACGCCCATGACCGCCTCTGACGAGTGGCACAAGGGCCGCGACGTGTACAGCAGCTTCCCTCAAACCGCATTGGGAGGGTCCAACCAGGACTACGCATCGAGCGGGAACGACCGAGAACATGAGACGGTGCGCTCGTATGGCCTTCTCGATGTGGCAGAGCGCATGAAGGCATACAATGACGTAGACGTGATGGTGCTGGACGAGCTGGAACCGCTCTTCGTCTGCCTCATCTCAACGACCATACCTAACATGTGAGGAGGTAGGACAACATGCCATATCCGGCCCCAATCCCCGTGCCACCGTTCCCGGCCTTCCAGCCGGGGGCTCCGGTGGTGCCCAAGCTCTATTGGGATGCGCTCAGCCAGGAGCAGCGCATCCACAGGCTGTGTCAGGAGCTGCATCGCATCTGCGACTATGCGAACGCGCTAGGCACGGCCATCAACTTTGACCACACCATCATCGACCAGCTGGAAGCCGACTTCGAGCAGTTCAAGGAATCGGGCTTCGAAGACTACTACGCCGAGCAGCTTGAGCAATGGCTTCATGACAACGCCGAGCTCATCATGCAAGACCTGTTCAAGATGGTGTTCTTCGGGATCACGTCAGATGGTCACTTCTGCGCCTACGTGCCTGAAAGCTGGTCGGATATCCAGTTCGATACGGGAATGGTGTACGGGCAGTTCGACTATGGGCGGCTCATCCTTCGCTATAACGTGGACGGGTCGGGCGTCATCGACAACACGGGGCGCTATGACGATGCGAATACGGAATCGCTCATCGCACGCATCGCACACCTCGAGCAGACCGTCTATACGGCGCTTGCGCAAGGAGGTCACTGATGGCAATAACCCCCATGAACAAGCAGAAGGCCGTGCGTGGGTCCCTCATCGATGCCGTTGACAAGATAAACGAGATCATCACGGCCGTGAACACGTTGGACCCACAGTCCATCGAAGACTTGCAGGACGCCATCACGGCGCTGCAGACGTCCGACACTAACATCAATGGGCGAATCGATTCGCTAACGTCGCGCGTTACCGCTACCGAGACCACGAACACGTCCCAGCAAAGCGACATCGACGCAATCAAGATAACACTGTACACCCCGCTGTCCAGCGGCGAGAACCCATCAAGCAACAACGGAGGTAACTAATGAGTGTCACACAGTACATCGGGGCACGGTACGTGCCGCTCTTCGCTGACCCTCTGGCGTGGGACATCACGAAGAGCTACGAGGCGCTGACCATCGTCTACCACCAGGGCAATTCCTACACATCTAGGCAGGCCGTCCCGGCAGGAATCGACATCACCAACGACGCATACTGGGCGCTCACGGGCAACTACAATGCCCAGATCGAGCAGTACCGCGCCGAGGTGCAGACCTACGATGACCGCATCACGGCTAACACGTCATCGAATACCTCCCAGGATGCACAGCTCGCAGGCACGGCTAGCTCTGGGCTGAAGACGCTGATTGATGCGAACACGGCATCAAACACGGCTCAGGATGCACAGCTCGCTGGCACGGCTAGCTCTGGCCTGAAGACGCTGATTGATGCGAACACGGCATCAAACACGGCTCAGGATGCACAGCTCGCTGGCACGGCTAGCTCTGGCCTGAAGACGCTCATCCAGGACACTGCAGCGCCTACGGGCGTTCTGGTCATCGCGGACAGCTACGGCACCGACTACAAGCCCGGAGGCGGCTCTATCTCGAACACATGTCTTGACCTTTTCGAGGCATGGGCAGAGAACTACCACCTCGAATGCAACGTCATCGCACAAGGCGGCTATGGCTTCGGTGTGTCCTCAAAGCCATATAGCGACCTGCTGACATCGCTTGTGAATGGCCTCACAACGGACCAGAAGGCGAACGTCGGGTGTGTCATCTTCCTCGGTGGCTATAACGATTGCTCCTCATCGCAGGCCGCTATCACGTCAGGCATGGACACATGCCGCACCATCATCAAGAACAATCTACCGAAGTGTAGCCGTGTGCTGCTGCTGCCTGTCGGGATGGCCGTGGAGGGGCTCACGTCCGGCAGTCATGCGGGCTTCACTTATGCTCAGGCGGCAAACATGTTCGGTCGCTGGATCCAGGCTTCCGGCGAATCTGGGCTAGGCACTGTCGTGCCGGACTCTAATATGGTGATGCGCAAGAACGTGCTTTTCAGCAACGACTATGTGCATCCGAACGAGGACGGGCACGTATCGATCTTCCGATTCATGAAGGACGCATTCGCGGCTGGTGGCTCGGAGAACCCGAGGCGCGATATCCTGCAGTACAACATCGCGACGGCCGTTGATTCCGCTTTCGCAAGCGGTGAGGTTAGCTTCACACTGCGCGGGCAAAGCCCTGCAGTTCTCAGTGTGGGAAGCTCGACCCTTACGCTCGCAAGCCCCATAGCGTCACAGACGCTAAGCCCAAACACTTCGATTCTTCTCGGTACCGTGATAGATGCGTTCCTGCAGCCGTTCGCATCGTTCCGCATGCCCTGTCTTGTGAACATGAGGTATGACACGAACCACTATCACACATCGCCTGGTTGGCTCGAGGTCGCTAATGGTGAGGTACGCTTGCGTGTCGTTGACACTAACGAGTCATCGACTAACTATTTAGCTCTCGCAAATGTAGCGATCATCTACATATATCCGCTTGCACCTGTCGTGATAGATACCCTGTTCCTAAAGTAGACACGCCATGACCCCAGCTGAGAAGATGGCCGAATGGGCCAAGTCGCAAGTAGGATATGCGGCAGATGACCAAAAGCGCACCAAGTACGGCGAGATGCTGGACAACCTGCAATTCTACAACGGCCCCAAGAACGGATATGACTGGTGCGAGCAGTTCTACGATGCGGGCATGGTGACCAACTTTGGCGAGGATGCGGCTATCGAGATGATGGGCGCATCCCGTCAAGGTGGGGGCGCTGGTTGCTGGATCAGCGCACAGGAGTACCGCGACGCTGGACAGTGGAGCCAGGAGCCGTCGATAGGCGCACAGATCTATTTCGGGCGCTTCGGTGACGAGTCACACACCGGATGCGTGGTCGATTACTCGTGGTCGCAGGTGGTCACCGTCGAAGGCAACACGGGCTACTCCCAGGGCTATGACACCGGGGCCGTGCTCTATCGCACGTATGACAGATATGACACGGCCATAGTGGGCTATGGCGTGCCTGACTGGTCCCTGGCACCTGCATCGGGCGAATGGGTGCAAGATGATAAGGGCTGGTGGTGGCAGCGTGCGGATGGCACCTACCCGGCTGACCAGTGGGAGCGCATCGACGGCAAGTGGTATTGGTTCGACAGCTCAGGCTACGTCGTGGGAGGTTGGGTCTCCTACAAGGGCGATTGGTACTACTGCCATGCCGAGCATGACGGGCATTTCGGCGAGATGTACGAGAGCACCTGCACTAAGATCAACGGGGAGACCTATTGCTTCGATGGGTCAGGCCGCATGTACACCGGGCCCGTGCCTGTAAGCCAGGAGCATGATGGCACGTTCGGAGCATTGAGGCCATGAGTGATAGGCGCATCGTTATTTTAGGCATCATGTACATCCTTGCATACTCGCTCATGATGTCGAAGTGCGAAGGACCGACACGGTATGAGGGCTCTATCTGGCAGGAGCTGGCAGAGCACACGCAAGAGATAGGAGACTAGCCAATGGAGACAGGACTCACCTCGGAGGTCATGACCGCGATCAGCACGGTAGGCTTCCCCATCGTCGCTTGCTGCACGATGTTCTACCTGTACGACAAGACCTTGCGAGAGGTCATCACGACGCTGCAGGACCTCAGCACGACGCTCAAGCTCATGAGCTACACGCTGAAGGAAAACATGAAGGAACCGGCTGAGTGATTTCTCATTTTGTGTATTGCATTTTGTCTAGTTTCGTGTATTATGGTTTGTAGGGGATAGGACCTTACGAGAAGGGACACACGCAATGGCACGAATTGCCAAGATCGCTTATGAGTACGGTCTTAGCAAGGAACAGGCAATCACATTCGAGAGCTATGTAGCAGAGATGTTCTCGGGCCATATTTGGCTCAACGCATATGAACCTGGCACCTCTCCTAACCCGGAAGAGTGGTACGAACAGATGGCAGACGAGCATCTGCACGCTGCTCGTGTTCTGAGAGAACTTGCGAGCTCTCTT